GTCAGCTTTGTAAAGATCGTGCGTGGTAGCGAGGGTAGTTAGATTGTGCATAATTTTCTCCTATGCTGTGTGTGAAAGTGTTTGTCATTATGTGTATAATGTAATTCATTTTGGAGATGGATTGTACGGGCTTGCTCTGTTTTCTCTATGTTTCTTCAGTGACATCGATGATGTCTGTATCGCCAAGTCCTACATTTGCTCTGATCCACATTTCTCTTTCTTCTGGATCTGGAGGATTGGGGTTTATCCATTCGTAATCAAGCTCTGCATTATCAGTCGAACAATGCACAAGCCAATCGCCACTATCAAGGTGATAAATGAGGTTCATAACGACGTGCCCAGACAGTTCTGCAATCTGTTTCGATAACTCATTCGGTATCTCACACAAAGTAAGCACAGGGTTGTCTGTGATAAACTCTGGCGAAGCTATGATTGTGGGCCAAGTATTAACAAAAGGGAGCAGACTGATGCACTTGTAATCTCTGAATAAGTCCTTGTCCACAGTCTGTACTTTGAAGTCCCGAATGTGAGGTCTATCTGTAGGTTTCAGATGGACTTGGACTTTGATCCGATTGAATGTTTCTGTATTCTCTACAAGTTTCATTTCAGCAAGATCTCCTTGATTTCTGGATCGTAGTCTCCATTGCACAAGTCCTCATACAGTTCAAGACTGAATTTCTCATAGATCTTCTTGCTCAGTTCCTTTTGGACCTTGGGTTCAATTTTCATTAACTTACTTTCTTCTATACAGACTTTAATCTGCTTACGTATGTAGCGTACTAAGTTCAGCTGATCTTTGTCTGTAATAGTCCAGAAAGCTTCTTTTCTTTCTTGCATCTTGTTTCCTATTATAAGTATTTAAGTAGTATTAGAGAGATAGACAAAGATAAGTATACTGTAATAACAGAGTTTGTACAACTATTTCTCTCTATTTTCTTTTTTCTCTATTTTCTTTGTACAATTACTCTCTTTACAGTATAGTTATTCTTAGAGAGACAATAAGAAACAATCACTATAGTTAGTCTTAGACAAGCTGACTACAAGAAAACAAAGAGGATAGTTAATGGGAAGTTCAGTTCAGTTATTTAATTTCTTATTGGAGAAAGAAGATGTCAAAGAACTGGCACCGAAAGCATTGGACCACTGGAGACTACAATCTCTTAGAGTGGCTATCACACACCCATTCAGCTCATTCACAAGACCCATTGGACATACTAATTCAGAAGGAGGAACAAGAAGATGAGATTGATACACCAAGTATCTGGACAATTATCGACGAAGTCCTATCGGAAGAAGAGGCGAAGATCCTCTGGGATTACTACTACGAGGGTCTTACTCTCAAGCAGATTGCCACCTATTTGGGCCTTGCTACTCCCAGTGCGGCTTTCAAACGGAAGAGTAAAGCCCTTAAACATCTAAGAGAACATTTATGTCAGACAAAATCCACAAACGAAGATCAGTAAACTACAAGAAAGCCTTGTCAACGTCCATTCATAATGGCGACTTCGAAGGTATTATCAGAAACATTATGCTCCTTGGTGTGAAGCACAATGATGAAACAAATTGGAAGATGGGACCCAGAACCTTTATGGAACTGTGTCAAGTCCTCTTAAAGTTTCGTCAAGAGTTTGGTTCAGAACAAGACATGAGCGAGATCCTATCGGTGCTTGAGGGTGGCAACAAAGAGTGATTGGCAGCCATTTGATTGGTCCAAAGTCCCCCATTACACAGAGGATGGTAAAATGATTATCGACAGTGCCGATGTATTTGAAAGAGTAATACGTAAGATACAGCAAGAGACGGGTGCAAACCCTGCAGACATTATGGACATAATAAACAATGATGATGAGTACGTCGTTGTTGATGAAGTATTTGATGAAGTTTACAAGAGGATCTTTGGGTGAAAATTGACAATCCAGTAATGAACAAGTTTCGTGAAGACCCAAGGATGTTCTTCAAGTTTCTACACGTTTTTGATAAGGACCTTGGCAAGATAGTTCCATTCATACTGAATGACGAACAAGAGATCTTACTGGATGCATTATTAGAATACAATCGAGTGGTTGTATGCAAGGCGAGACAGATTGGATGTTCTACGCTCATTCGTGCATACTTTCTGTGGAAGACCTATGTTTCAGCTGAACCTCAAACAAGTGTAATACTCTCTTACACCCGCGATTCGGCAGATCATCTCCATAGTATCGACAAAGGCTTCTATCTCGCCTTGCCTCAACCTCTCCAACGAAAGCTATCCAAGCAATCAGCAAGGACACTTACTTTCAAAGATACGAAGGCAACATTGAGGTCCTTTACTGCTGGAGGTAAGGCTGGTTCTACAAGATCATTCACTTTCAGTTCTGCACACATTTCAGAGTTCGCATTCTTCGATGACCAGAGCGATTTGCTTGCCAACGTAGTAGCATCGGTTGGTAATGGTCAGATCGTAATAGAAACCACTCCAAACGGGCCTGGCGATAAATACCACGAACTGGTATTGGGTGCACCTGGAAACGGTTGGCACGTATGTTTCTTCCCTTGGCATAAACACAAGAAGTATCACAAGAAGTCACAGTTCCACAATCCAAATGTCCCTGAGATGGATGAGAATGAACTCAAGATACAAAAGGACAATGGACTTAGTAAAGCACAGATGTACTGGCGTAGGACACAAGTTTCTACGATGGGACTGGACAAGTTCAAGAGAGAGTATCCTACAAGTATTGACGAAGCATTTATGTCTAATACGAAATTATTCTATCCCACAGATGTACTTGACAGCTGCGACATCATAGAATACAAGGGACAAGTCTGGGAAGATGACGAAAGAATTATAGGAGATCGATACTACATGGGCGTAGATGTCGCATTAGGCACTGGAAAAGACTACTCTGCTATAGTTATAGTGAGTGGAACATCGCTACAACCGGTGTACATTTACAGAGATAATACAATTTTGCCAGAAGATCTGGCAGAAAAAGTATGGAATTTGTATCACGAATACGAAGAACCGAATACAATAGTGGAAGCAGATGGGCCGGGACACACGGTACTCTATCGTCTGAAAGAATGGAAGGTCAAAAGATTGTTCAAGTCGAAGAAAGGAAAAGATTGGTTCACACGTGCGGAAAACAAATTGAAGATCTTTGACCACGTAAGATCATTACTCTGTAATGAGATGATGGAAAGTATACCGACTGTATTGTGGAGTGAAATGCGTAATTGTCAACTATCAGACAAGGGTACACCCGGACACCCAAAGGGTGGACACGATGATGTGCTTATGGCTTTTTGTCTTGCACAATGGTATGCATACTTAGAACCAACACCAACTTTCACTCAAACAAGACAAACAATGATTGAAAAGTTTAAGATGAAACAAAGAGCACGAGCCATTCGTGCAATGGGACCAATCCCATTCAAACGGAAGGAGTGGTAAATGCCGGCAATGACACCAGATACACTGAAGACTATCTGCGAAGTGCACGACAAGTACTGGGAAGATAAAAGAAGGGACTTGTATGCTTACAAGCAATGCTACGAAACAGACTTTTGGGATAAGTCTGAAACTTATGGTATGGGCGATTGGGGTATTACTATCCAAACATCAGATGCCTATGGCTACATCGAATCGTACATTTCATCGTTATTCTCACGAAACCCTGGTGTTATTTTCAAAGACGGTTTGAGACAAAGAGGTGATAAGTTAATTGCAGAACATCTTGCGAATGACTTTCTCGTTAGACAACGAAACGTTATCGAAGATGCTTCACGAATGGCACTCATCTACCCAATGGCTTTTGCCAAGTTGATGCCAAGAGAAAGCAATGACATCTACAGAAGAGTCGACATGTTCGCTGTTTCTCCTTGGGAGATTGTTGTAGATAGACAAGCAAGACGCTGGCAAGATTGTAGATTCGTAGGACACAAATACTACCTTCCTCTTTCAGATGCAAAAGCAATGTTCGGCAACAAACAGTTTGATGCTTGTCGCAAACATGAGTTTTTTGAAAAGAACTATCTTAATGATGATGACCCAAACATTGGCATTGAGATGTTTAAGTTTATTGAGATTGTTGAGTTTTATGATTTGATAAATGAAGAGATGATCTTCTGGACACCCAACTGGCAATCTGGTACACGCTTCTTAGAAAGAGTGGAGATACCCTTTGAGAGTGCTTCTGGAGAGAAACGTATACCTATCGTGCCGTTGTACTTCAATCGTATTCCAGATAACCCTCTGGATGGTTATAGTGCAATGAAACGCATCTACGATCAAATCTATGAAACCAATCTCATCAGAACTTTCCAAGCCAATGGAGTTCGTAAAGCTTCGAGACAATACCTCGTAAGAAAGGGAAGCTTAGATGATGAACAAATGGCACAAGTCGCAAGTGGTATCGATGGTCTATTCATTGAAGTGGATGATGAAAACATAAACAATGTTGTTGTCCCTGTACCACAAAACCAAACACCACCAGAATTAGAACAATACTATCGCCAAGTACAGAACGATAAAGACAAAGGCAACATTCTTGCTCCCTTTACAAGAGGTGAAGCTACAAGAAGTACAGCTACAGAAGTTGCGGCCCTTGCATCGTATACCTCCAATGAGATTGGAAGATTGGCAAGAGAAAGAGATAGTATGATCGAACAACTCGCTACAACCTACCTCGACATCTTGAGATTGTATCTTGAAGAAAGTGGGGATAGAAACATTATCGCTGTTGACGGCAAACCAGTCGTAGTTGCACCATCAGACCTTGCTGAAAACTGGGTATGCTACGCACAAGACCAAGCAATGACACCGATAAGTGAAAGCGTAAGAAAGAGGGAATACATCCAGTCAATTCCAATGTTGCAACAGTTAGGTGTACCTACGACAACATTGTTGAAAGAACTGGTGAGAGCACTTGGTCTCCCGGACGCATTCTTCGAAGAAGCTGAAAGCGCATTGAAGACTTCACAGAAAAGAGCCGATGAGGCCGCTTCTGGCGTTCCAGACGATGTGTCTTCCCTCACCCAAATGGGCCTACCACTTGGTCCCAATAACCTTCAGAGTATAAAATAGGAGATTACATTATGCCCGGCGAAGAAATTATGGCAGAAATGGAAGTTATGGAAGTAGACCCAGAAAGACTTATGGATCTTGCTGACCAAGCTGACATGGCCGAAGACGATGCACAACCCGAGATAAAGGGAGACTTTTCCCTCAATCGAATCAACAAATTAGTAGACAGCCTCAACCGTGTCAACAAAATCTTTGCGGCACCAGCGTATCCAAAGTTTGAGAAAGCACCAGAGGTATTCCCTCCGGAGTTCGTTAAGAACATCCAAATGGTAGAAGCTGCAGTAATGTCCTCTGGACTCGAAGAGGAATACGGTTTCTCTGTTCGAGACATCGAAGATGACGAAGATCTTAAAATGCTCGCTGGCAAGTTTGATGCTATGGCTTCAGACAAATCCTTTAGAGCATTCTTGAACAAGCCACTTGGTATGGGCGAGTTCCAAGCAGAAGCCGATGTGCCCGTTGTGAAAACAATGGCAACACAAGAGGCTATTCAATCACAACCCAGAGCTGAGGGAGGCGATGCCGAACTCGACTTATTTATGAGCCGAATGGCTTAGGAGACAACTACCTATGAGTGAAACCAACAATAACAATGTAGCTAACGTAGCTGAAGAAGTAGCGACTGCGACTGTTGAAACACCAAACATACAACTTGACATAGAAGATGCTATAAATAGTATCACGGAGAAAAAGCAAAAGTCTTTCTTAGGAAAAGACCGAGTGGGTGAAGCTCTTGCGAAAGCACACGCTGAACCAGCACCTCCAACACCAGAGAAGATGACTATTGAACAACTTGCAGAAGTTGAGATGTCGGATCAAGGTGGACACAAAGGTATCGACTATTCAAAGGTTGTTTCATCATTACCGGAAGAAGCGCAAAAGCTTATGGCTAACTTGCGTGCTGACTATACGAGAAAAACTCAAGAGTTATCAGCCCAGCGAAAAGAAGTGGAAGCACTTCAAAAAAGTCTAATGAACTCTGACTTCAATAAGACTATCGATGACCTCGCCGGAGGCGAAACTGTTGAGCTTGACCCGTATGACAACCAATCTTTCGAACTTCGTATCCAGCAAGAAGTTGCAAGACGGATGCAAGAGATGATGAAACCAATCAGACAAGAGCAAGAGTTGAATACTAAAAGACAAGCACTTGAAACTTTCAAATCACAAAATCCAGATTTGATGGACTATAGAGATGAGATTGTTCCCCTCTTACAATCGAACGAGGCACTCACTTTACAAGATGCGTACTTTATCATCAAAGGCAAAGCCCAAAATGAGAAACTACGAATACTTGAACAAGAGAATACGGCTCGTAAAGAAAAAATGAGAGAAGCTGGTCTTAAAATCAACGCTGGCACAAAAGGTGGAGACCGACCTCCAAAAGGACTGAAAGGCTATGAAATCTATAAATGGTTGCAAGCTCGGAAGTGATTATGGAAAACATACATACTATAAATGAACCCTCACACCCTCGATCGCATCGTGAGACAAGTTCC